CGGGTCGCGCCAGTCGAACACTGGCTGGGCCTTGATGACGATCGCGAGTGGCGTCTGGTTCGGGCCACCGGACGGGTAGACCGCCTGATAATTCTTCGCCTTCACCGGCTTGGAGATCATGTACCCGGTCACGACGCCGTCGCCGCGGTGATCGGGCGTCCAAATGCTGGGAAGGGCGGCGATCACTGGAGCGTGCGCCGTCTCGGTCGCCGCGCCAAGGTTCGCGCCGATCTGGATGATGTCGCTCTCGCCGTACGCGCCGTCCGTGCCCTGCTGGACGAAGCCTGAGGCCAGGCGGGTGACCAGCTTGTCGCCGAGATACCATGCGATGATGCTGTCGATGCGTCCTTCGTGGAACGCCCAGACATCGACTGCGCTGCCGTCGCTGGCGTTGTCGAAGATGCAGTACGCGCCATACATCTTGACCGTGCCGTATGCGGAGAACCGCGGCGGACGCTCGGTCTTCAGTGCCGTGCTGGTGGTTTCGGCCTTTGGGGACTTGGCACCGGCAGCAGCGGTCAGCGCCGACCCCACGGCGGTCAGAATCGAAGATGCCGTGAGTAGTGCTGCCGTGCTGATCCCCGCCACGCTGGTCGCACCTGCCAAGCTACCCAGCACGACGCTGCCAGCGACTGCGCCCACGCCACTCGCCACGAGAGCCGCGGCACCGGCGAACGTCAGGATCGATCCCAGCGTCCGGCTCATACCCGCCACACCCGCAGCGCATCGGCAGGACCGACGTCGAGTCCGCGCAGCCCGAGCGATGCCCACCGCTCGCCGGTGAAGATCGCAGCCGCTTCGTTGCCGCCGCAGACGGTCGGCCGTGCGATAATGCCGATGTCGCCCGCAGCCGGATCATCCACCTCCCGCACCAGCAGCAGTGCCATGCCTGCCGTCCAGAGCGGCAGCAGTCCGCCAGCCTCCGCAATCCGGCGAAGCGCGCTCGTCTCGCTGTCGTAGCGGATGCCGAGCGCGGCGATCGGGCTGCCGCATCCGCGCGCCTGCACCCAGCCGTCTACCCAGCGACAGCAGTCCAGCGTTCGCCAGTCCCAAGCGGGGCGCTGCGCGGAGAGGTAGTCGCCGAGCCTCACCCGTTCGGACCGAAGATGCGGCTGGTGCCGGCGTTGATCCCAGAGACGTGGTCGAAGAACAGGTCGGTCGGCGAGCGGCGGATCTGGTCGGCGTGCGTCCAGTAGGCGTTGATGGTCCGCGAGCGGCCGGTGTCGTCCGAGCCCATGGACAGGGTGATGACGCGCGTGTTCTCCTGCCGGGTGATCGACAGCTTGTCAGCCCGGTACTGCGCCTGCCACGTGACGCCCACCAGCTGCCAGAGGTCGTCGAATTCCGCGACCCCGATGTCGACGGTCGCGCCCTTGACCTCGTCCGCTTCCTCCAACGCCAGCTTGACGGTCGCCGCAGCCACGCCGCTGACGTTGATGTCGATCCGGGCGGCCGTACCGTTGATGAGTTGCTCGACGTCGTTCAGCCCGTCCAGCAGCTCACCACCGCCAAGGTATCGCGCCGCGTCTTCTGTCTCGGTGCCGTCCGCAGGCACCTGAAGGTCACCGATGCCCGACCAGATGCGGGCTGGCGGAGTCGTGCCGATGCGGATCAGGACGTTCCGGTTCACGACACCACCGGCGGGCGCATGTCTTCCTGGAACGAGATGGAGGCGGTCGAGAACACGCCCATGTTGAGCGGGTTGCTGGGCGGCGAGGTGCGGCGCATCCGGCAGCGGACTTGATCGAAGTCAATCGCGTCACCGGCTGCAATGCCGCCCCGGATAGGCGGGGAGAAGGTGATCCGCAGCCCGCCAGCGATCGGCTCGATGTTGTAGATCTCCGCCGCTCGCTCGCCCCAGCCGTTCGCCCCGATGTAGGTGAACTTCTCGCCCCCGATCAGCGCGCGAGGGGCAGTCAAGACGATGTCGATGATCGTCGCCCGCAAGCCGCCAGCCTGCCCGTTCACGACCGCGGACACGATCGCGGAGGCACCGCCGCTGCGGTACAGCCCGTCATCGGAGAATGGCGTCTGGTCGCTATGCGGTACGAGCGACGGCATGGCTGGCTGATGGAGCGCGTCGCAGAACATCACCGTCACCGCGACGGACCCGCCCTGCATGCCAGCGTTCAGCGCTCGCCAAGCCAGCGTCTCGGCGCGGCCAGCGTCGTCGCGATCGCCGAAGTCCGCATTGGTGAAGTCGGCGCGCCAGATGCCGCCCCCGTCCGTGCGGATCACATCCTCGTATCCGGAAAGCGACGTTCCGCCCGAGATCGTCGCCCCGTCGACCCGGATGTCCTGATCGGCGAAGTTGAATGGACACGGGTGGAAGACGCGGGTCGCCATGACGGCGGTGATGCTGGGGAGGGCGGTTGCGGGTTACCGCCGTCAGGTCGTGCCGAGCGCGTTGAACCGGGCCTGCGCGGACGGCAGCGACTTGCGAGCGGCTACGTTGTTTGCGCCGACGATCTGCCGCGCGCCCTGATCGGCCCGTGCGAGTATCTGGCTGGCGAACTGGTCGTTCATCACGGCACCGCGAGCATCGACGGCGATGGTCTGGAGGACTGTGGTTCCGCCGCCACGACCGCCCGCTGCCCGCGTGTTCGGGTTCACCGACAGTGTCTCACCACGGGACACCGCTGCGATCGGCTGGCCGTTCAGGCTGAGCAGGTTCTGATCGACGCCAGCGCGCCCGCCGACGAGCATGGAGCCGCCAGATGCGAAGCGGGGGATGCCGGAGCCGCCTTGGCCGAACACTGACCCTGCCGCCTTCCCGATGTTCCCGATGAGAGAGCCAAACCCGCCGCCCCCACCTGTGAACGACGAGATGGTAGCCTGAGCGAGGATCAGCGCGAGCGTACGCAAGCCCTGCTCCTTGAAGTTCCGCCAAACGTCGTCGGTGCCGCGGGCGAACAAATCGCCGTAGAGATCGGCCAGCGACCGCACGTTGGCCTCGCGAGTATACTGAGCCTCGCGCTCGGCGTCCTCCATCGTGCTGCGCTGAACGTCGCGCTCTTTGTCATAGTCGGCGACGCCTGCGAATGGATCGTCGTAATCCTTGCCTTCGCGGCCGAACACGCCTTGGAAGTTGCGCGCGGCGCGGTCCAGTTCCTCCGCATCTGAACGCATGGCGATGCCACCGTCCGCCGCAATCGAGCGCAGATCCTTGGCGATCGCGTCGGTCAGTTCTGCAACGGTGGGCAGATCGTCACCAGCCGCAGTGCGTGAACGCGCGCGAGCACCCCCGCCGCCACCTGAGCGACCAGAACTACGAGCCGGCGCGGACGGACGCGCTACCGGGCGGCGCGGGACAGGAGCGCGGCGGACGATACCCGCTTCATTGACGGTGCCGTCTGCGTTGCGCGGGACCGTATAGCCCAAGCCCTCCAAGCGCCGCGCTTGTGCGTCCATTCGAGCCTTGGCGATCGACCGCCTATTGCTGAGCAGGAAGTCGCCGGACATATTCGAAAGCGGGGTTATCGCCCCCATCTGGAACTGCGCATCACCCGGCCGGCGTCCCGCGCGGTTCATCGCACGGTTCAATCCCGCCTTGATCCGGTTGTCGAATGCGGTTGCTTGATTTTGAAGATTGGGGAGGAAGTTGCGAAGCTGATCGATGCCTGAGAGCAGGCTGGCGATCGTATCCCGGGTGTAATTTGCGTCGCTGCGGATACCTGCGAATGCCTCCTGCCCACCACTCAGGAGGGGAGAGAATGCGTCCCGCAATCCTTCGAACGCGGCCCTGATGTTAGCACCTTCCGCTTCCGCGCTATCGGCGAGGCTCTTGAAGCCGTCAGCGCCGTTGCCGACAAAGCTGGCGAGCACTTCAGAAAACCGCCCGCCTTTGTCGAAAGCACCGAACGTCGTCAGCGCCGCATTCTCCACCAGCTGCATCGCGTCACTGAAGGTGACCGGCACCTGACGGAACTCAGCGTCGATGCCTGCGGTGAACTTGCGATCAGTGAGCGCGCGGAACAGCACGTCGCTGGTGATCCTGCCCTGCTCAGCCATTGCGCGAAGCTGGCCGATCGGGACACCCAGCCCATCGGCGAGCAGGCGCGCGATCCTCGGCGACGCTTCTAGGATGGAGTTGAACTCGTCACCGCGGAGAACGCCGGACTGGAGCGCTTGATTGAACTGGAGGGTGGCTGACGCGGCCTCTTCGGCACCAGCACCACCGATCTTCAGCGCCTCTGCAAAGGTCTGAGTGGCGCGCGCGGCATCCTCTTGCGTCCGTCCAGTCTCTCGTGAGGCGCGAATGAAGCCACCGTAGAGCTTGGCTGTTGCCTCCAGCGATCCACGGGTTAGTTCGGCGATCCGCTGCACGTCCGTCTGCGCCTGCCCGAACGAGCCGAACCCGTCCGTCGCAAGCCGCAACTGAGACTCAAGCTGCTTCGATTGATCGGCTAGCGCAATCATCTGCCGGATCACGGAACCCAGAGCGAAGCCGCCAGCGAAGGCGAGAGCGGACTGGTTGATGCTCGCAAAGCTCCGCGTGATGCCCCCGGCCGACCGCTCGGCCTGATGCTCCAGCGACAGGATCGACCGCTCCTGCCGGTCCAACTGGCTGCTGACGAGGGTAGTGGTCGAGCGGATTTCGTTGCGATACTGCGCGACATCGGCGCGAAGCTGCAGGATGACGGGGTCTACGGTCGGCATCAGGCGGCTCCGGGGTTGCCCCGCGAGGCTAGGCCGTGCGACACGCTGCGGGTTACCGCCGTCACCGAGGACCGGGTTAGATGAAGACGTGCCCGCAATGCAAAGAGCAGGCCCAAGATGCAGCCCGGCGCTGCCCTCACTGCGGGTATCCACTTGTGACGGGCGGACAAGCTAAGCGCGGGATAGTCATAGGAGCTATCATCGCTTTCGTAGTGCTGCTCTACCTGTTCGGGCGTTGAGCTAGACCTTACGAAACCGCTCCCGCATGAACGCCCGGAAGTCGTCCGACGCTGGCTCCGGCTTATCCGCCTCACCCGCAGCGTTGTGAGCCTCCACCGCCTCCAGGAACTCGCCTAACTCGACGGACTGGTAGTCGAGCCCCAGCGCCCCGCAGGACGAGATTACTTCACCGCGTCGGTAGGGCTGGGGCTTTCCGCCTCGTCCGCTTTTTTTTTGAGCCGGGGCCCGAGCAAGGTGTGGTTGAGGATCGCCCAAGCGACAGGGACGGACTCGGCATAGGGGCGGCCGTCGACATACTCGTCCACCAGCCGCTTCGCGTCGATGGGGCCGATGCTCACCGTCTTGCCGTCAACGTCGGCCTCGCCACCGCCGATCGCCGCGCAGCGGATCACCTCGTATACATCCTTCAGGCGGACAGGTCCGACAGCGAGGAAGTGGGCCTGATCGTCTTCGCGCCCGATGCCGATCCCAGCCGACATCTCTTCGTACATGGTGGAGATCGACTTATCGCCGCACAGGCGCTCAATCTCGATGATCCGCGCCATGCTCAGCTTGAAGACGTACCGACCGGGGCCGAAGTCGATCGGCTCCATCAGGTGTCAGGCGTCCAGACCAGCTCGTCCTCACCAGCCAGCGTGATCTCGCCGGTGCCCTCGTCGGTGCCCATGTTGATGTTGGCCGCAGTCATCACGGCCGATCCCGTGAACACGCCCAACGTCTCGCCGGTGCCGGTCGTGTCGCCCACGACGCGCTTGCCGAAGGTCAGGCGATAATCGGCGCTGACCCCGAGCAGGCTGTTGAAGGTGTCGAACTCGTCGACGTTGATGACGCCGCCTCCCGTCACATCCCACTGCTTGCCAGTCACGCGGACCTTGCGCGACGGGATCGAAGCCGGCTTGGCGCAATTGCGGCGGAAGCGATCGGAGGTGTTCACGGTCTGGTTGATCGTGACGTTCTCAATGCCGCAGAGGATCGTGAAGACCTGAGGCTGGGCATTATTCCCCCACTCGACGGTGACGAAATCAGCTTCGTTCGGAAGGGACATTTGGCGGCTCCAGTCGGATTTGACCGGGAGCGTAGGTTTAGCCTCTAGGCTGGGTTACCGCCGTCACGCTCACGTGCCTGCCGTTCGTACAGGGCGGTTCGCTCGACCATCTGCCGGCGCTCATACTGCGCGCGGAATTCCACCTCAGGATCGATCGCGGGCGGTGGGTCGGCCGCAAGCAGCGCGGTCCGCAGCCTGTGCGCTGTCGTTTCGAGGATCGGCCCGTCCACCTTGTTGCGTCCGGCGACCAAGTCATATTCTGCGGCTAGGCCAACAACATCCGAGCGATCTATGAGGCCGGCGCGGAGCATCAGCACGATCGCAGCCTGCGCCATCTCTGCTGCAATACGGGCCTCGCTCATCAGCCG